GAAACGGTAAAGTTTGTTTGTCGGAACTAAGACATACGTGGTGGCCGAGTCGACTTCCTCGAAAGACGTAACATCCAAGCCAACTGATGGTGTGGTGATCGCTCCAGAATGAACGACCCATGTACTTCCACCGGTGCCGTCATATATCTCTACGTCAGTGGAGAGAGCCTTGTTTACCATCACCCAATGGTCTGCTCCAGCAGTTCCAGCAAACCCTGCCCCAGTAATAAATCCGTGACCGAGGCTGTCGTTGGTGAACGAACGGATACCTGGACGTGGACCGATCTCACCGTTGCGGTAAACAACGACGTTCATTCCTGTGAACTGGTTGGGGGCAGCGTGATGGTCGGGGATGTCCCCGTACTCTCCGCCAGACCAGTCGTCCCAAACGACAACTTTCTCAGCCATTAGATCCTCGATGACCAGTCGTTACGGATCTTGATACGAGGGAACGCCGACGAACGACGCACATTGTCCCGGACACGTTTCAGCCAACGAGTGATCTCTGAGCGGGCAATGTTGATATCAACCTGCTCACCCTTGCGGACAGCCATCTTCAACGCCACGTACATGACCAGCATGTCATCATATTCGTTCGGCAACGCAGGCGTGTCCGTACCTGAAGACAAGACCGCCTCCGATGTGAAGTAGCCGTGATCCAACGTGTAAGAAGCGTCGGGGATACGTCCCACCCGGACAGACGTGTCTCCCACAATCGTGTAGAACGTGGGTTGTCCCTGCGGGTGAGTGGTATCTCCGACGATCCTACGGAAATCTCGTAGGCTACGGAACACCAGTTCATCTTCCTCAATGGCAAGCCATTTGGTGCGAGTCCAACGGGTAGGTACAGCGTAGTCGGTGGTTCCTGCCACAACAGAATGGGTGGTTTCGGCGTACAGCCACGGCCAATCAAACTCGGTGGACAGTTGCTGCAAAGAAGAATTGATTAGGCGTGTGAGAGTGGTGCCGTCCAGCAACGGGTCACTGGAGTTGTATCCGAACACATCGAGGGCGTTCGTCTTGATAGTGTCGAGATCCTGGGCCATAGCCGCCTATGATAGCAGGTTACTGTTCGGTCTTGTCGGAACCAAACCTGAAATACTTCTTTGAGGTTACACCGTGATGGTGGCCGACGTCTTTACGTAAACCGTGGTACACCCTTTGCATGGATTCGCTGAGCGCCTCGGCAGCGTGAGCGTCTCTCGCAGCCTCAGCCATCTCGCGTTCTTTCATGTCTTTCTCGAAGGCGGACTCACGGCTATTAACCGGAGATTGGGCGTCTCTCCGGCGCAGAACCTCAGGTATCAGGAGCAGCTGACGGGGGTCGCCTGCAGTGTTAACCATGATGGCGTGCCATTGGGCGTCAGGCCCGTTCCAAAGAACAGCCCATCCGGTGGGCGCATAGTCGGGATGTGCGAGTTCCAAGTTGGGGTCTATTTCGTGCATCATCTGACGCACAATGTCGAATCCTGGTCCGTACGCCCTGCGAAAGATCTGATCTCCGCATTGGATGGTTTCTTGGTTGTACATAGCTTCTCCTAAAACTAGAAAGGGAGCCCCCGGAGGGGCTCCCTTACTGTAACACAGGTAGCGTGTTAGATCACTCGTCGCCGATGACGAGAACATTGATGGTCATGGCTGACAGGTCGTCAGTTGCCGTGATTTCATCAAATGAGGTGCCGTCAGCGCCACTCTCGAACACCTTGAACTTGCTGGCGCTCTCATCCCACTCGACCGCAAGGCCAGTGGTTGCGGCACCAGTGTCGTGCCCGATGATGCAAACTGCATCAACAGCGGAGTAAGGAGCCAGCGACGTGAAGTCAGCTGCTTCGCCACCCGTTGGGTACGAGCTGTCAAGGATAACCTGGTAGATACCGAACTGCTTAGCAGCGGCACCAACAACATCACGAGTCACCCAGCGGGCAAACTCTGCATTTACGGTTGCAGCCATAATGGCCTTCTTTCTATTGGTAGGGGTTTATTAAACGGAGAATCCGAGGACAAAGAAAGTCATGTCGTTAGCCGACATGTCTCCAGTAACCACCTGGTCGAGAGCAGCCCCATCGGCGCCAGCTTCGAACAGGAGAATCTTTGCGTTGGTGTCGTCCCACTGGGGAACATAGCCGCCAGCGGCGTCCATCTGAACAGACACAACGTGAGGGGTGATCGAGTCATTCCAGTCAAGAACAGTCTTGAACGCAATTGCTTCGCCACCAGATGGGTAGTTGTCAGTGTCGGGGGTGACCTTGACGATTCCGTAAAGGAGGTCGCCAGCTGCACCCTGCTTTGTTACTGCAGTAGTAACGGCCATAGGTAATGCCTTTCATAGTCGGACCTAAACACCTTGACACATAACAGTCAAGAAGTCAAGGGCAGACAGCGAGAAGCCCCCGGCAAGGAGAGGGACCGGGGGCTTCTCTAACTGCACCTACCTCCGCACAAAGGTAGGGAACTTATTAACCTTCTGTGATGTCTTCGATCACACCGTGGGCGTTGCGCCTGTCGGTAGCAAGCTCATGGAACTTGAGCATGGCTGCCTCGTACGCCGCAGCGTTCGAGACACGGCTGAGCACGCCGCCATCTTCGTCCATGAAATCCCAGTCGTCGAGAACGAACTCGATGAGGTGAGCCGAGTTGAGCACGTAGGCCGTGTTCTCCGGGCAGAAGCGGTCAACCATGAAGGCGATCGTTCCACGAGGAGTCGTGATTGACGGTGCCTTGAAGCCACCAGCGAGCTGCAACGGATCACCGTCGAAGCGCTTCTGGCTCTTAAGACCGGCAGCGTAACCACGCTGCACACCGAAGCTGGTAAGGATCCAGTCGGGGTCTTGGCCACTTTCAAGGAACACGTTGTCCATCATGGTTTCGAACAGGTTGTCCGTAGCCGCACGGTTAGTTCCCGAGTTGCTGTCAACTTCCGAAACCCACTCTGGGTCGTTGGTTGGGTTGACGTTGAACAGGGTACCGGAGCTAGCAACGATGTCCTGAAGGCCAGTGATTTCTTTCTGGCCGACGCCGGAGCTGTCGCCGCCCGCACCGTGGCGGAAGATACGGTCAGTCGTTGTGACTGCCGCACCCGAGATGGTGCCTGTGACGGTGAGCGTGAGAGCGCTCTTGTCGACGGCGGTGATGACGAGAGCCGTACCCTTGAGGGTCGGATCTGCGACGGTGCCGAGGTCAATCGTCATGTTCTTGTAGAACTGACGCATCTGAGTCGTGGTCGTGGTCGTTGCGAGCGTAATAACATTCGCAGCTTCCGACGCACACGAGGCGATGACGCCATCGGAGGTTCCGAAGACCTGACGTGAAACGTCAAACTTGGCGTCATTCACGATGCCCTTGGTCTCGAAGTCGACGGTACGAGTGAACGAACCTTCGTCCGATGCCATAGCCTTGATGGCCTTGACGGTAACTTCGATACGAGCGGTCTGCATGTAGACGTCGATCCGTTCTTCGGCTGAACGCTGGTGACCGGCGGTGGCGAGTGTGCCACTTTCGGCTCTGGCGCCAACACCACTGGAGCGGCCAGTGTGAAGTGAGAGGACCGCACGGCGACCCTCGACATCTTCGGTGTTACGGGACACGCTGTTAAGGATGTCCATCGAGTTGTTGATCTGACTACGCATGGTCGGAAGGTAGAATTCCTTCAGAGCTGCGTCGGCGTTTGCCGTTGTTTGTGACATTGAATCGCTTTCTGTTTAGGTGGGGGTTTACTTACTTGAAGTGCCGCTGCCACCTGGACAGTCTGCGTGAAATGTGTGTGACACTGGGCATCAAGCCCGTAGGTCTCTGATACCCAGTGTACGCACACTTGACCCTACCTTGTCAAATTACGCTGACTCTCCAGCCTTGCTGCGGAGCCATTGACGTACCGCTTCGCTGGTCTTAGCCTGGTCACCCATCCACTCAGGGTCCGTTCCGACTGGGGGCGGAGTTCCTGTTTGACGGTTCACCGACGGGAACTTGGTTCCCTGGGCTTGCTGTGAGGCGACAAACGCATCAATCTTTGCCTGCTCAGACGCACGATGCTTAGAAATAGCGGCCTGCATGTCGTATCCGTTATTACGACCGATCGTCATCACTGTCTCATATTCGACCGTGTCAGGTTCGTAACCGGCGTCCGCCATTTCCTGCTTGATCGCAGACACACGAGCCTGCACTCGGGCCTTATGTTCAGCTTCCTTCTGTGCCTCCTGAATAAGTTCCTTAGCTTCGTCAGCGCCGAACGCTGCAGGAGACGGGGCTTCCTGTTCCTCTTTCAAAGCATCAACAGCTTCTGTGGCTGGGTCTACGATCGGTGCGACACCGCCAAGCTGCGAAGCAAGATACGTGAACTCCTCAGCGGCCTTCGCCCGGACATCCTCATCCTGGCTAGACGCCATAGCGACAACCTGCAACAGATAATCCTGTTCCTGCTGCGAGTAACCACCGAACGCCTCCGTGTAAGGCTTCGCTTTGACACGGTGCCCTGCGGCTTCGTCGTTCGCTTTCTTGATGGCAGCCGACACCTTCTCAGGGTCGTTCTTCCAGCTGTCGTCCGCCGGAACTTCAGCGACCGGTTCTTCAACTGGGGGCGGGTCGTTCAACGGTGTGCTCACCGGGGCAGGAGGTTCCTCCGCCACTGCGTCACTAATTTCTTCAGACATTTAGTTTCCTTTGCGTTGTTTATATGAGTGGCTGGAGCGCCTCTGGAGGAAGTTCTTCATCCATCATTTGAAGCATAGCAGGGTCTACGTTACCAAGTGCGGCCGACATCTCTGGCGGAAGCGGAGCTTCCTGCGGTGTTGGCACGCCAGCGAGACCAGGCCCACCAACTTCCATCTTTGCCTGCATGTGACCCGCCTCCGAGCCAGCCATCGTGGAGTGTTCCTGAATGTGGAGGTCACACACCTCTTTCTCCTCATCAGTTGACATTTCGTAGCGCTGCGATTTGCGGTAAATGTTGTGTTCCCGAATGTGGATCTCGTGGTCGTCGAAGTCCGCTGCGAACGTGCCTCGACCGGAAGCGAACAGGTGGTTCTCTCGGCGTGCTTTCGCAGTGTCAGGGTCCACTTTCTCCAAGATCTGGTCGGCGTCAGCTAGTTCTGCGACCGCCATGAACTGATCCAAAGACGTGAGAAGGCCACCCTGTTGGAGATCTTTGGCGAGTTGCAGCTGTGCGGCACGGTTCCTGGGGATGATCGAGTCGATCGGGATTGAAGGGTTGGTTTGTCCGAGAAGTTCCGATCCGGTCCATGATGTGGACATGGACGGTTGACCGGACTCTTGGATGACGCTGCTGCGTGTCTCTTTGACGTTGTCTTCCATCAGTTCCAACACCATCTGAGCGACCTTGGAGAACGCACGGGCGATCTCTTTGGTGAGACGGCCGACCGGTGTGGAGTCCTGTTCGGCGAGAACGGTGAGACCGAAACCGGACTCGATGTTGGCCGGGGCGGAACCACGAGAAATGTCGTGGACACCCATGATGTCGTCCAACTGCATCTCCAAGTTGACAGGGGTGTCGATCAGCCACGCAGGGAGCTGCGCTGGTTGCAGGTAGAACGGGGCGGTTGAGCCGTCGTCGAACGGGACGATCTCGCCGGGGAGGTCAGTGAACTCGTCGATCAGGTCAATGGAGGACTCGGGCACAGCGAGACGGGCGTTGCCCGCCAGTTTCATGTGCTCGATGATTGAGGACCACGCAGCGTTGTAGGTGGTCTGCACGCCACGGGCCTGTGTCAGAATGGTCTGTCCGGCCCATTCGTTCTCAACGATCGTTTCACGGATGAGAGCGAAGTTGAGGTGGTCGTCCCACGGGAACGGCCACGCCATCTCCACACCGTTCTCCGGGTCTTCGCCTTCGACGATCTGTTCGCCCACAACCACAGAGATGCGGCCTCTTGGGGCGTAGGCGTTGGGGCGCTCGTAGTACGTGAGCACCATTGTCAGGTTGTCTCCTGTGTTTCCTCCTTGAGAGGTTGATCCAGACACACCTGACGTGGAGATGAGTTTACGCATGATACCGGACGTTCCGGCGGTCATATCTGCGTGAGGTTCATCGTCCATGTTGTAGATGGACTGGACCACCTGCGGAGGTAAAGCCTCGCATTTGATCCACCAGCGTGCTTCTTCAGCGTTACGGACACCAGGTTCAACAACGAAATCGGTGATCGCCAACGGTGTTTCGACAGTGTCGCCGCCACGAACTTCGCCGCTGTCCTCGGTTGGTCCCACAGTTACGTGACCGGCGTGCGAGTCCCAGTCAACACAGATAGCGGCAGATCCGCCTTTCATTGCCATCTGGGAGACAACCTCACGGATGTGTTCCCAGTCGTGGTCACGTTTCGTGCCACGCAGGATGGCTTCACCGATGCGTGCGGCACGAATACTGCCGTCGTCGGCGGAAGTGGGGAGGTTAATGAAAGACATTTCTCGTTGCACAAGCTTCGAGATGATGATCCTCATGTTCGGGGCGATACGGTTAATGACCGTCTGTTCCCGGTCCGGTTCCTGCGGCACTTCTTGCACGAGTCCGGTGCGTTCCTCAACGAATGTCCATTGGAAACCTTGGCAGAACGCATGGTTCAGCCAGTAGTCGGACACCCTATTTTGAACTGAAGAAAGACCCGAATGGTACCTTTGAGCGATGAACTTGGCGTTGTACACCTCGTCCATCATTTTCTTTGTTTGTTCTGCGGGCGTCAACGATCTTGCCATAAGTGTTTACCCTACCAGATGTTCATGGACGCCCGTTGCGTCCTGCAGGTAAGCCTTTCCTCACCCGAGGGCGACTGGGCCTAATCGTAGCACGTCTTGACAGGTGGATATGTGTAATGAGGGCCGCTGCATTGCCTACAAGCACGACGTCCCTGAGGACATCAATCATATCCCTCTCCTGGGCTGGAAGTCGTGCTCTCCGGTAAGCCAGTCACGGATCTTTGTGGCGTGCTCGGGGCTCAACTTGATTTCATTAAGTTTAGTGCCTTCGATGAGGCAGAAGGACAGAGTTCCAAATTCGTCAAGGCTTACTGACAGATAGGCGCCGTCCTCGACGCCTGTGTCTATGCTCCAGTTGGAAGTCTTCGGGAGCTGTGTCGGAAGCATGCCGTGCTCAGACCTAGACATCTGTGGCTTTCTTCACGGGGGCTTTCTTCGCTGCAGCTTTCTTCGCTGGTGCCTGAGCGAGACGTGTGATCTTTGCGACGGCATCAATGGCGTCAGCAGCGTCAGCTTCAGCTAACGTGGCACGGGCCTTAAGGGCAAAGATTTCCGCCTTCAGAGCAACTACCTTCTCGACAGAAACCCAT